CTCAAGATACAGAAGATGCTATTGTATTATATAATAATACTGAATGTTCTGAAATAAGAAGTAAAATTTACGATAAAGAAATTCATTATGCTTTCTTTAAACTTACTCAAAACATTATCCACACATTTAAATTTTACCATACCGAAGTAGAAAATTTAGAACATCTTCAACATGAGATAATTGTTTTCTTATTATCTAAAATCCATTTATTTGACCCAACAAGAGGGGCCAAAGCATACTCGTATTTTGGAACAATTGTAAAACGTTGGTTAATCCTATACAATACCAAAAATTATAATAAAAAAATTAAAAAAGTACCTGTTGATGTATTAACTGGAGAGCATTCGACTCACACATATAAAATGGGAGATGAAGAAGTTAAAACTGACTTAGATAAATACATTGACATATTTGTAGACCATGTTACATCAAATATCTTCGAGTTATTTCCTAAAAAGAATGATGCCCAAATAGCAGATGCAATTTTAGAATTATTTCGTAAACGAGAAACTATAGAGGTTTTTAATAAAAAAGCACTTTACATATACATTCGTGAAATTATAGATGTAAAAACTCCTAAAATAACCAAAATTGCAGATAAACTCCATGGTATCTTTAAACAACAATATATATTTTATTTAGAGAACGGATACGCTAAATTCTAATTCCTTCCTATATCCATATTTATAACAAAACAACATTATGGGCGCATTAGACAGTGTGGTATTTGGTAATAAAAAATTCTCAGACATATTAAATGAGATATATGATAACCAAAAAACTAAACAACAACAAATTGGAGGACTTATTTCGGAATTAAAACCACTTATAAATGATATAGGTGATGCTACTTTAATTGTTCCTCTTATCAAAGAATATATGGAAATAGGTGTTCGAAATGACGAACAGCTAATAAAAATGGCTACAATCATACAACGTGTTTTAAATAATTCAATTAGCGATGATCCTACTGGTATTACAGATGCTGAAAAGGAACAATTAATGGCAGAACTTGATAAATTAAACGATAATTATGAAGCTAATAAAGATAAGTAATGTTAAAAACTGGTCTTTCATATTTAAATAACTCTGCAACATCTACAATTGCTTCTTCTATAAGCAATTTAGAAAATGACACTAATATGTTTTTTATTGCTAGGGTAATTGATATTTCCCTTAATAGTAATTCTGAAATATTTAGTAATTCAGGAGGGTGGGCTGGTATTGGTTCTATTAAATTTCAACAACTAGATATATCAGTAGCTCCTAGTTCAAAAAATGAAGAAAAATCAACTTTTGCTAAACCTATTACGGGACAATTAAAAAGTTATCCCTTAGTAAATGAATTAGTATTAATATTTAGAGGACCTTCAACTAGTCAAACACAAATAACAAATACTAAAAATTTTTATTATATAAGTACTGTTGCTATTTGGGGTAATCAACATATTAATGCTTATCCTGACTCTTATTTTACAAATACGAATTCATCACCCTCTATGAATAAATCAAATGATGAAATTCTAGCAGGTAGTACTAAAAAACCTTCTACTCAACCCACAACTATACCTTTAAATGGCAATAGTGGGGGTACATTTAGTGAAAAAGGAAATATTCATCCGGTTTTACCTTATGCGGGAGATAATATACTTGAAGGTAGATTTGGTAATAGTATTAGATTAGGTAATACATCAAAAACAGGAGGCTTACAAAATACTTGGTCTAAAACAGGGGAAAATGGAGATCCTATTACAATATTAAAAAATGGACAACCCTCTTCAGGTAGTTCAAAAGGGTTTGAACCTATAGTTGAAGACATAAATACAGACCCAACATCTATATATTTAACCTCCACACAAAAAATTCCAATTGAAGTAGCTTCTTCAATTCAAGGGGTAGGAGAAGGATCTGTAGTTCCATTTTCAAATTTATCTAAGAAAAAATTTCAATCTCCAAAATCCTATAATGCACCTCAAGTAGTATTAAATTCTGGGAGATTGTTATTCAACTCTACTTTGGATTGTATAATGATGTCATCCCAAAAATCTATATTAGCTGAAGCCCGAGAAGATATTGGTATGAAATCCTTAGAAGGTAATTTAACCTTACAATCAGACAAAGGAATTGTATCATTAGGTGGTTTATCATCTGAACAACCTGTAGTAAGAGGAACTGAGTTTTCAAATTCTTATGCAGTTCTATTAGATGCTATGGAGCTTTTAGTTGAAGCTCTATCTAAAGAATCAATGATACCAGCAGCAGCCTCTACTGCAACCTTAATTATAGACATGATAAAAGAAATAAATGTAGAAGATTCTTCAAAATTTCCTTTTCTATCTGACAAAGTAAAAACTATTTAAAATGACAGAAGAAGAAAAGGCAGCAGCTAAAGAAGAGGCAAAAAAACAAGGTAAGGATGCTTTAATACAATTAGCAACGGTATTTATGCAATCCCCACAGGGTCAAGCATTAATTGCTACCTATAATTCTCTACCTATTTCTGAAGTTAAAGCAATCATAAATGACCCAGAAAAATTTAGAAAATATCTACCTGTAATAAAGGTTTATACTACTGAAGGTAGAATATATGATAAAAAGAAAAATGAACCTATAGTAGGTTTTAAGGTAGAACCTAAATTTGTTTTATACCCTGTAAAGTCTGAACAAAAATCAAGGAAAGTTAAAATCCCTGATCCTGATGGTAAACCTAATAAATTAGGTATTGTTCCTAAAATAGAAGTAACCCAAAATTATCTAAAATGGACAGAGGATGATTCTAAAGAACCATTTACTAAAACAGATAATGAAGGTAGATTTAAATTACAGTTTGGTGTACCAGTAATACCAGGATTAGATGATAAAATTTTAGGGTTAGAACCTTTTAATTTATATATTGATGATGAGGGTAAATATGCTCCTGATAAACAAGTTTTAATAGATGGTAATGGTGAAGTACCACAAGAATTACCTATAAAAGCATTATTAAATATAAAAGAAGCGGCCAAAGAAGCAAAAAAACAAGCTGTTAAGGAAGCATTAAGGTTAGCGGGTGTAGCTGCCCAATTTTTAGTAGGTATTGTCAATGCTACCCTAGTAGTTCTTAGACTTAAAATATTATCATTTGCTAATGTAGTAATGACTAAATTATTACCATTAGCTTTTGAACTTTTTATATTATTTGGTATAGCTAAAGAAGAACAAGCAAACCAAGCTGAAGCAAAATGTCCTAATAATGAGGTATTAAGAGGGATTATTAAAAAAAGAAATTCTGTAGTAAAACAGATAAATAATATGTATAAAATAATTATAACAAACACCGCAATAGCGGGTTTATTTCTTTATTTATCACTTCAACTAAAACAATTTAAGGGAGTTATTAGTAGTATAGCACTTCCCTTATCAGTTCCACCTGGAGTTGGTGTTCCATATTCTTTAGTAGCAGCCTTTGAAGATATAAAAGAAGCATTAGAAAAATTTATAGACATAAGTGATGACATTAAAAAAGCATTATTAATATCTTTAGTTTTTTTAATTATAGCTTTAGTAATAATCTTAAGATATTTAAAAGTTATTGATGAGTTAATAGAGGGATGTGTGGAAAAATCTGATGAAATATCAATGGTAGAAATTGATGCAGGTTTATTAGCATTACAAAAACAAGATGAGGATCAAGGAAGTCCTTTAGTAGCTAATGTAAATGGGTTTACTATGTCTGTAGAGGTAGTAGAAAAATCTAACGTAGATGAATATTACCAAAGACAAGCAGTAGCAAAGAATTCTCAAGGTATTATAATATTAAAAGGAGATCCTTCATTTAGCGCTACAGACCAAATATTAATTGACGAATTAGTATTTTACATTGAACAAAATAATTTAAAAGCATTTTAATCTAATATTTATAAACATATGAAACTAAATCAATTAAAAACAATCGTAAAAGAAGCCGTAAGGGAAGCAATCCAAGAAGAAATGAAAGATATTCTAATGGAAGCAGTACGTGCTCCTAGACAAACAGTTGTTGAAAAAGTAATTTCAAAACCTTCAACAGATATAGGAACACCTGGACCAATGAATCCAGTTGCCCAAACCCCAATGTCTGGAGATAGTAGAATGGCTATGAGAGAAAATATACAAAGTGTATTAGGATCTATGATGCCTGATGCTAATGGTAATATAAAGGCAACAACCAACAGTATGCCACTACAAATGGGTAGTATGGATACGACATCTCCAAATGGTCAATTACCTCAAGGTGAAGTATCTATGGATATGATTACTAATATAATGAAAGGAAAAGTATAATATGGCATTTGGAGCAACACAACAATTCCCGAACGACACTTTACCTAGTGTAGGTATAGGTGTTAATATACCTTTTAATGAAGGTGGGGTTTTTACTCCAAATTATACTACTGCTGAATCTATTAAAAGTAACTTAATAAACTATTTTTTAACCAATCCAGGAGAAAGACCAGGCAACCCAACATTTGGTGGGGGTTTAAGAAGATTTATATTTTCAGCTATATCTGAAGATAATTTAGATTTTTTAAAGGAAGATGTATCTCAAAAAATAGCATCCCAATTTCCAAATGTTAATGTTAAAAAATTAGATGTTTTATCAAATGCTGATAACAATGAAGTAACAGTGCAAATATACTATGAAGTAGTTAATACATCTATTGAAGGTGAACTCGTATTAAATTTTACATAATGGCAATAAGAAGAAATATAAATTATATAAATAAAGAATTCCCGGAATTTAGGAACCAGTTAATAAACTATTCTCAAACATATTTCCCATCAACTTATACTGATTTTTCTGCAACATCACCTGGAATGATGTTTATAGAACAAGCAGCATATGTTAGTGATGTTTTATCTTTTTATCTTGATAACCAAATTCAAGAAAATTTTATACAATATGCTAGACAAAATGATAGTTTATATGATTTAGCTTATATGTACGGTTATAAACCAAAAGCAACAGGTTTATCTGAAACTACAATTGAATTTTTTCAACAATTGCCTGCTATAACAATAGATAATATTTCTCAACCTGATTATTCATATGCTTTAACTATTGCAGCAAATACTAAAATATCAACAAGATCTGGAAATCCTGTAAACTTTACTATAGAAAACCCAGTTAATTTTGAAGTATCTAGTTCATCTGATCCTACTGAAGTAACAGTAGCACAAACAAGTGGGGGTGTTCCAGTATATTATTTACTACGAAAAACAAGAAAAGCAGTCTCAGGTACTATAAATACTGAAACATACACTTTTGGTCCCCCTCAAGAATTTTCTACAATAAATCTAAACGCTCCTAACATAGCAGGAATATTAGATGTTACAGATTCAGATGGAAATAGATGGTATGAAGTAGATTATTTAGCTCAAGATTTAGTATATGATAGTTTAAGAAATACTAATATAAATAGCCCTAATACCTATCAGGATACAGATGCACCCTTTCTATTACAGACTAAAAACGTACAAAATAGATTTGCTACTCGATTTATAACTCCAAGCCAATTACAGTTACAATTTGGTGCTGGTAACCCTGAAGATACAACAGAAGATGTAATACCAAATTCTATGAATGTAGGTTTAGGTTTACCTTTTCAACAAGATAAACTAACCACAGCATTTAGTCCAACTAATTTTATATTTACAAATACTTATGGTGTTGCCCCTACTAATACTAATCTAACAGTTAGATATTATACAGGTGGAGGAGTTAGTTCAAATGTACTATCAAACACAGTTACAGATTTAAACACTTCAAACATTACCTTTAATAAGGGTGGTTTAGAACCAACATTAGCTAATTATATATTTGACTCTACAGCAGCAAACAACATTATAGCAGCAAGTGGTGGTCAAGATGGAGATACAATTGAAGAAATTAGACAAAATTCAATATCACAGTTTTCTACACAAATGAGAAATGTAACAGCTGATGATTATTTAGTAAGAGCTTTAAGTATGCCTCCTAAATATGGTGTTATATCTAAGGCATTAACACAAAAACCAAACGCTGAAGACGCCAATACAACATTAGATTTATATATTTTAACTAATAATTTAAATGATAAATTAACAACAGCATCAAACGCATTAAAACAAAACTTACGTACATATATTAACCAATATAGAATGATTGGTGATACTATTAGTATTAAGGATGCTTTTATTATTAACTTTGGAATTCAATTTGAAGTAATAACTTACCCTAATTTTAATAGTAATGAAGTAATTGAAAGGTGCATAACAGTACTAAAAGATTACTTTATGATAGATAAATGGCAATTAAATCAACCTATAATTGTTCCCGATCTTTTTGTATTATTAGATGCTTTAGAAGGAGTACAAACCGTTAAAAAAGTAAAAATAACAAACATAGCAGGAGTAACATCAGGATATTCAGAATGGGCTTACGATATGGATGGTGCAAATCAAAATGGAACAATATTCCCTTCTTTGGATCCAAGTATATTTGAATTAAAATACCCAAACATTGATATAAAAGGAAGGGTAGTAAACTTATAATTATGGCAGTATATAAATTATTTCCCTCCCAAGACGCTTCAATATATAGTGCTTACCCGGCAATGAATACTGGGTTAGATCCTATATTAGATGTAAACAATAAAGTAACAGATATAAACCCTGTAGCTCAAGTAGCAAGATCTCTAGTTAAATTTGATCAATCACAGATAAACGATGTAATTAATAATATAGCAAAAGTAACAGGATCTTGGAATAATTTTTCAGGGAGCTTAAAATTAAATGTATCAAAAGCAACTAATGTTATTTTAAAATCAAATATAGAAGTTTATCCTATATCAGGATCATGGAATAATGGATCAGGCCAATATTTAGATAAACCTACAAATACCACAGGTGTAAGCTGGGTATACTCTGATTATTCAGGTTCAAATAAATGGTCAACAGGAGGTTGGAATCCACTTATTACAGCTTCCTTTTCTGGAAGTAACAATGCTGGAGGTGGGACATGGTACACAGGATCAGGTGGGTATGAAGGAATTGGTCCTTTAGAATTTACACAATCTTTTAATTTAAGAAGTAACAAAGACTTAAATGTTAATGTAACAGATGCATTAAGAGTATGGTATTCCTCATCTATGGGTTTAAATGCTGGTAAAATAGAAATAGCAAACGAAGGGTTTATAGTAAAATGGGAAACCGATAAAGAATTTATTACCTCAAGTGCAGTATCTCCACAATTAAGCTATTATTCAGTAGATACAAATACAATCTACCCACCACAATTAGAAATAAAGTGGGATGATTCTGTATATGAAACAGGATCCTTAGATGTCATTAATACCCCTGATTTATTTGTAGCATTAGATAATAACCAAGGTATATTTTATAGTGAAAGTATAAATAATTTTAGATTAAGTGTACGTCCCGAATTTCCAATTCGTAGTTTTCAAACCGCTTCTGTTTATACAACAAATTATGCTTTACCTTCACAATCTTTATATGCTATTAAGGATTTAGATACTAATGAATTTGTTGTAGATTTTGATAAAGAATTTACAAATATTAGTTGTGATTCAACTGGAAGTTTCTTTACTGTTTACATGAATGGTTTGGAACCTGAAAGATATTATTGTATATTGATTCAAACTGAGATAGCGGGTCAAACTATAGTGATGGATGAAAATTATTACTTTAAAGTAGTTAATGGGTAGATAATATGAAAGACAAAAGAGAAAGAATAGACCTCATTAAAGAAGTATATTCCAAAACAGAATATCCTAAAATAATTGATACCAATTTTAATGAATTAGGTAATATTTCTGTTAATGAACAATTAGAAGCTGAGGTATCTGTAGAAGAGTTTTTTCAATTATACACAAAATTATTTTATGAAATTCCTTCTTATGGAGGAGTTAGATCACATGAATATCTAATTACTACTAGTACAGAATATATAGATTTTGAACCCAATAATGACATTATAACAGCATTACAAAGAGAAATAGCACAATTAAGAAAAGAACTATTACAATCACAAATTGATAAAGCAGAAGCATTAACAGGAGAAAGTTTAGGTATAGACCTTGATAATGAAGAAGGTAATGAAGAAGCATTAAAAGAAATAAAATCTCAATTAAATCAATCTGGGGCAAATATTTAAATAAATAATTAATGGTAGACGAAAATAACATTATAATAAACCCAGTAGACCCAACTACATTTGAGTATCAAGAATACTCTGAACAAGATAGTAATCTAATATCTTCTTCAAGGTTAGATACTGCATTTACAATGTCTACGGATTATATTGAATATTATATATACGATGATTCTAAAAATCTAGTTTTTCCTTTAGATACATCTTCAAAAATATATGACCAAAGAAGTTATAGTGTTATAGATGGAGATACCATCTTACAACCTGCTGAAAATTTAAGCAGTATAGGTTATGATAATGGTACTTATTATTCCACATACAATTTCTATAGAAAACAATTATCATCTGACCAATTTAATAACTATTATATTAGTGAAATTAGTGGAGATAGAACAGAAGTTAGATTAAAAAGTACAACAATACCCTCAGATTTAATTATAAGTTCATCTGATGCTTTTATCCAATACAGGGAAAATGCAGACTATTTTGTCGATTTTTTACTTAATTTTGGTAATGACCAACAGATAATATCAAATAATCTAAGATTAGATGTAACAACCGAAATTGAACCTTCATTATTAGTAAAATTATATGAACCTTTACCTTCTAATTTTAATGTAAAGGATACTTTATGGGTTGTTGAAGAAATTTCAACCCCACAGGCATATATTGTTGAATTTCCCGAAATTACTTTTGTACCTAATGACTTTCAATTTATAAAGGGTCCAAATTATAGTATTAAAGTAACTCAACAGGTAGGAGAATCAACTCAAGAATATAGTTATAATACTTTACTAGGAACAAACATAACAAGCTCTTCGGACCAACTTAAAAATATTTTAAATAGGAAAGAGATAAATATAAACATTGATTATACAGATTATAATAATTTTATACATTTTAGTTCTGCTAATACTAGATTAGAAAACTTTTATTATAAAGTAAGTTTAATCCAAGCTAATCAAGAAGCAATTAATAATTTACCTTTAGAAGCATCTTCATATAGTTCTAGTAAAGCAGAAATATCAACTAGAACAACTAAAATAATAGAAGCTTTTGATGGTTATGATTACTTTTTATACTACAACAGTGGATCAGATAAATCATACCCTAAATCAACAACCTCTCCACCTTACATATTAATGCCAACAGGTAGTAATGAAGTAAAAACATGGTTAGGTAACTCTGACCCAGATGACCCTTTTTATGGAGGACAAGCTTTATCTGCTTCTAATTATGATGAAAATAATCAAGATTATTTATACAATGCCATACCAGAATATTTAAGATCAGACCCTAATAACGAAAAATATGAATTATTCGTTGATATGGTTGCTCAACAATATGATAATACATGGTTGTATACTAAAAATATTACTACTAGATTTGACGCGGATAACCGTTTAGATTATGGTATTTCTAAGGATTTAGTAGCAGATGCTATTAGGGATTTTGGTATTAAATTATATTCAAATAATTTTAATTCTGATGATTTATACACAGCTTTTTTAGGAATTACTCCTTCAGGTAGTACATTCCCTTTCCCTTATATGACGGGGTCAATTGGTGGCGAAGTTAATACACCTTCTGGGTATGAGTACGTGGATACTGAAATATCTGCATCTAATAATATAGTCCCATTAGATGACGTTAACAAGTCGTTATATAAACGAATTTACCATAACATACCCTTATTACTTAAGAAAAAAGGTACAATATCTGGTTTAAGAGCATTAATTACTGCTTATGGTATCCCAAGTACTATTTTAAGAATAAATGAATTTGGTGGTAAAGATAAAAATGATTTCCAAGATTGGGATTATAGTGAAGATGTATTTAATTATGCTTTTCATTCTGATGGGTTAAATAATACAATTACATCTTCATTCCAATTAAATGATGATTTTGCTGATTCTGCTCAAGAAACAAGACCAAAATCCTTACAATTTAGATTTAAAACCCCAGGAGTACCAGAAACAGCTACACCTATACACCAGAACTTATGGGTTGGTGATAATAATACATCCTTTATTACTTTAGATTATACAGGATCAGGAATGACTACTTCAAGTTATAGTGGATCAATTCCCTCAGAATCTAATGCATATGGTACTTTAACATTTTACCCAGATGGAAACAATGGGTTAGATAAAACAGCAAGTATTGATTTACCTTTCTTTGATGGTGGATGGTGGTCTGTAATGGCTACTGTTGATTACGCAGGAAATGATAAAGCTTATTTGTATGCTGCTAACAGAATTGGAGATCAAATAGGACATTCTGGCTCAGATAATATATTACATAACTGGCAATATTGGGATACAGTACAAATTTCAAGATTCCCAAATACCGAAAGTGTATCTGTAAATGGAGTAATGGCTACACCTTTTTCTGGAGCATATCAAGAAATAAGATATTGGGATACAGCATTAAGTGAAAGTTTATTTTATGATTATGTAGTTAATCCTTATTCAACTCAAGGTAATACAATTAATATAACACCTCAAGATTTAGCTTTTAGAGCAGATTTAGGTACACAGTTAATAACATCAAGTAGAACCTCAATACATCCTAAAGTTACAGGATCTTGGGCAACAACACAGTCTTTTTCAAGCGGGAACAGTGAATTTTATGTAACTGGCTCATTCATACAAAATACAGAAAGTATATTCTTAAACCAAGTACCAGGAGGTATTAAAAATAGAATAAACGATCAAATTAAAATAGTTCAAGAAAATTTACCTTCTGGTTCTACTTTATCGCCTTATAGATCAATACAACAAGATACTTACCCAAGTGGTAGTAATCCTAGTATTAATTATTTAGAAATAGCATTCTCACCTACAGATCAGGTTAATGACGATATTATATCACAAATAGGTGCTTTTAATTTAGGAGAATATATAGGTGATCCTAGACAAATATCTGAATCTGGGTATTCTTATCCACAATTAGATGCTTTAAGAGATGCATATTTTACAAAATACATAAATAGTTATGATGTAAATGATTTTATTAGATTAATATCATTCTTCGATAATTCATTATTTAAAATGATAGAGGATTTTACACCTGCTAGAACAAGTTTATCTTCTGGTGTTGTAATAAAACAAAATTTATTAGAAAGAAACAGACAGGCACCCCCATCAATGTCTTATACTACCCCTGAATATTCAGGTAGTGTTAAATCTTTTCCAAGAGACTACCAGGTACCTAATTCTAGCAGCTCATTCCCCGAATATGGTAATGTTAGTGGTTCTGCTATATATAAATTTAGTGGTGGTACTGGAGGTTCATTTGAACCTTTTAATAATAACTTTGCTGCTCCTGTTAGTCAATCTTCTCAAAATACTTGTTTATATAATTATTTTTATACTTCATCTACAAATTTATTAGATGTAAATGATACTTTAGGTGAATCTATCTTTTCAACAAATATAGATAATAATCCTACAACTATGAGTCTTAATATAAAAGGGACATCTGGTTTTAATAATTATACATTTTTCCAAACATTATCAACATCATCTTTAATACAAGATAATTTCTTATATTATAGTCCTGCATCCGGGGAAGATAAAATGAAATATAAAATTTCTAAAGTTGGATTTGGGGGAGGATACGATGGATATGGAAGTGATTATGGTGATTTAATATATGGTATAAATTATAGTAGTAGTGTATTTTTCGAATTATTAGTAATAGAGAACTCAGGATTTACACCTACAGACGGGGAAGAAGTACAAATTTGTTTTGAAATTAATGGAGAACCTTATAGTGGTTTAACAGAATCTGAAGTTTCCGCTTCTGAATTTTATGCTCAATACCCAGGATTTGTACAACAATGGAGTGAAACTATAGTACCTTCTTTAGGAATTCCATTTCCATATAACCAAGACCAAACACCAACAAATGGTACTCCACCCGTAAATAATCCTAGGGTAGATCAAAGAGAATTTTATGACGGAGAATTTGGTAATGATATACAAGTAGGACCTAACGAAATTTGTAAAACATTTTTTGGGCAAGACTCTATTATAGATTATTTCTTTAGAATTAATTGGTTTAATTACAATTCGAGAACAGAAGAAGAGTTTTTATCCAATACCTTTCTCCCAACAGAAGGAAATGTATGGTTTTGGGCAGATACTGTTAACCAATTAGGTCAACTTACAGATGGTTATAATTTAAATGTAACTCAAAACTTCCAACTTACCCCTTACCCCTCTAATACTACTGTAACAACTACAAATTTTACAACAAATGGTAGTGGAACAGGTGCTATATTAAAAATACTCACATCCACGAATACACAAGCCCAATCATGGTTAAGTGTGAGAGTTGAGGGAATAAATGTAGGATCAGGATATGATGTAAATGATGAAATACAAATATCTGTAAGTGAATTACAGAATTTAGGGTATAACAGTGCTACACAACCTATAATTATACGCTTATTAACTAGAGATGTTGCTTATAATGTAACCAACAAGGTTAAGTATATTAAAATGTCTAACGTTGATGTTAATTCTGAAACAATTCAACCCTATATTGCTAGTAGTGAATATGTAATATTTACTTTAACGGGGGCATCAAATTGGAGAAATGCAGTTAGAGAAGGATTTCAAACATGGTATATATCTAATACTTCATTACAAGATGATGGATTCCCTAATACCGAAGATGCAACTTTACTAATAATAGATGAATTACCATCATCAGATGCTGTTAATTCTTTTGATGATTCATTTTACGATTTAACTTTTAGTGCAAGTGGGGTATTTAGTTATTACGCTACATCTTCAGGAGAAGATCCAAATGTAGTTCCTTCAACCGGATTTACAGAATCACTTTCACAAGGTTATTTTCCACCAGTACCTACATTCCCTACAGAATCATTTTTTAAAGGATGGCACGAAGCAAATTATTTCCAAACCACAGATGCTGGAGGAGTTTATAGAGTAGAAACAGGCTCTACCTTTAATACAGATACTTTTAGAAACTTTAATACAGGTTCAACAGAATTTGATGGGGATAATACAAATGCTCTAAGTGAAGTACCATGGTTTATGAATGTTAAAGAAGGAACATACCAAGCTTTAAGTGCTTCATCTACTATAGCAGGAGGGGCACCATCAGTAACAAAATTAGCTTTATACGATGGTGATATAACAGCATCAGCAGTTCCTATTGGACCAGCTTTTGATATATATTCTCCACCTGCAATGGTTACAATAACCCCAAATTTTACTATAACAAATGGAACCCCTGGTCTTCTTAATACAAGTTGTGTTAATGGAGTTAATAATACAATTTCAACATCCGCAACGGCCCTAGAAAGACAAAGATCTATGACTATTGATGTAAATGGTAATCCAACAACTCAATGGGTATGGTATGTAGAATATAATGATAATAATGGTTGGGAAACATCCCCTTCAACTCCTAACTGGTTAGTATCTATAGGAACAACTGTAATCCCTAACCCAAATTTTTCTCCTAATGGAGGAATAGGAACTGGAAATGCTACGATTACACTTCAAGCGGGTAATGATGGTAACCAACCCCCAATTGGAGATCCAGGAGCACCATTAGGTGAAAGACAATTTAGAATTGTAGTCGCTAACTTTACAAACTCAGAAAATGAACAGTATTGTGGGGTTTATACCCAAGAAGGATGGTTTGGTGGAGCTACAATTCCAGGTGATGATGAACCATAATATTAATAAAAAAATAGTTTTAAAATATTTATAACAAAAGACACTAAATGGCAGCAGTCCCACAACCAGACATACAGTATTATCTTAAAGAAACAACTAACCAAATATTGGTATCAGGTTCTTCTAATGCAACGGATATGAATATTAAACTTAATGCTATTAAGGATCCGGTAACGGTAGCTAATAGTAATTATACTACTAAAATATCAGCCTTAGGAGATAATATTTCGTATGTAGTACAAAATGGGGAAGAGTTTACTAATTTAATATTAAACAATACCTTACAATATAGCCCACCAACTACAACGGTTAACAATACTGCTTTTATAACAAAAAATGGAAGTTTAAATGGTGTAGGAGCAGAATTTAAATTAAGATCTTTAGGAGGAATAATCCAAACTATAACAGTTACAGATATAGGATCAGGATATCAAGTAGGAGAAACAATTACTTTTACACAAGGAGAATTATTACTTGCAGGATTTTTAGGTGTTTCAAATGGTATAGTTATTACTCTATCAGAAAATAATATAATAACATCTTCTACAGAAATTCCACTTAGAAATGACCAAGAATTATGGGTATATAGAGGATATAATACTGATGGTGGAGATGGAAATACATATAGATATAACCCACACTTACATAGACCTTATAAAGCTTATATTGTAACAGAAACATCCTCAGGTTCTCCAACAAATCCTTACTTACCCGAAGGTGGTACTTTATTTACTGCCGATGAAGGTAGTAATGTAAATATAAGTAATGTTTATATAGAAGGAACATTGGGGAGAATAGGTAATGGTGTTTTAAATGGAGTAACTCAAGTAAACCAACCTGTAAGTGGATCATTTGTAGTCCACCATGAAGAAATGCAAGTTGTTCCTTTTGTTTTTACTCAATATAATACTATATCCCAAAACCCACCAGCAGCTGGTGCGATATTTAGAGTATATAAAGAAAATGTAACATCAACTGGTAATGGAAATTTTTCAACAGGTACAACCCCACCACCACTTAATGGACGTATAAAATACAATAACACAGACGTTAATAATGTGTCAGAAATATATGTAGGTCAAGATGATTTTACCTTTCCTATATATCAAACCTTATTAACCTTATCTTCATCAGTAGAAATTTATAATAAAGATGCAGGTAAAATAAAGGTTGCTGATTTTACTAATTCACTTAATAATGTTAAATGGGACATTGATGGTTTAGAATCAATTTCTAGTACTGATTCTTATATAATAGTATCAGTTTCAAACCCTCAAGTAAGTGCTGGATATTCACCACTTAATAATACTGCCCCTATTAAAGTTACCTTATCCGAATATAGTGACTTAAAATATACAATAGGTCAATTTCAAAATCAAACATTAAATTCACAACCTACAGTAGGATTTAATGGTTTTAGAAATGGGGATTATACTTATACAAGTAGTTTCTTTTCAACATCTGGAACAGTTCCAAATGCTAATGATGCTATTGGTACTTCTCAGTTTGGGTTATGTTCAGAATATAATTATTTTGTAAGATATAGAATATCATATGATAACCCTCTTGTAGGAGAAGATCCTATAACTGTTAATTTTTCAAGTAGTACTCCTACTTTAATTCCTAACACTTTTGATTTAGAAGGTGGGTTTTATACTGATATTGATGCCTTAATAGGAACTGTATCAGTTTCAGGATATTCATTCCCTCTCAACCAAAGTCAAGAACCAGATGGTACTTATACTTCTGATAGATTAAATATTCAAATAACAAACAGAAATGTTGGTAGAGGTGGCTTAACACCACCAGATTTCTTTGCAACTAGATGGAGTGATGCTTATATTTCATTTTCACAATCTTTATCTTCTAGTATAGACGGTTTATATATTTTTAACCAACTTCCACAAAATGATGTACAAGTAACAGCTTCAATGTTTTTAGCTGCGTGGACTGGTAGTGATGATGAAGGCGCAAAATACGCGACTGCTATATATAATACCGATGTATATGGAGAGGGTGAAGCAGGCGATGGTCCAACTTGGCCTACCGCTTCAATTCGATTATATACTGGTAGTTACCCCTTTGATATTCCAACAACAGCTAATGATTTTGTAACAGAATCTTTATTTAAAAATGATTCAATTCATCTTGGTGGTTATGCTATTACTATGAGTTATTTAATACCCTCTCAATCTATTAATATTAAGGATTGTTTATCTTTAGCATTACAAGTATCATCAGGGTCAGCAAATTCGGCTTCAGTAGAAAATTCTTTAGTAGTAAGACATTATGAACTAGAATTTAATACACCACCTGGACCACAAACAGGGGACGGTTTAGTACCAACATTTATAGAAAATGCTTTTTCAGGATCTTTTGGTTTTGATAAGGCCCCAGAATGTCAACCCTTTTTAAATAATGTTACAACTGAAAGAATAAATAAAGAAATACAAATAGTAAATTATTCAACAGATGCCTACACTCCTATTAATTTTCAACCTATATTAAGTGGATCAGCACAAAAATCTTCAGTACCCGCTTCAAATTATACTCAATTAACGAGTATTAATCCTAGATATGATGGTTCAAGATCAAATTCTCAAATAATAAATCTTTGGAGTATAGGGGATACAGGAACATTTGGTAAAAAACCAAACATTGAATTAAAAGATGCATTTTTCGGATATTTTAGTGATATAGATGATCCATATCCAAACATCAATGGTTTAACAAAAGTTAATTTAAGTTATTTAATTGATGAACAAGGTAATGCCTTACCTCCTACATTAGAGGACCAATTAAGTATAGACACATATAATGCAGTTTTCCCACCTACTACAAGAGGAAGATTAGCAGCTAGGGATGGTAAAGATCAATTTAAACAATTAGGAAAACCTTCAAATATAAAAAGTATAATGAACTACGTAACACCTATTTTGTACACACAAAATTCAGGTAATAATTATGTAACTACAATGTCATTATCAGGATCAGGATATATTTCAAGATATGATAATGGGGATGGTGAAGCTCAAGTATTTGGTCGATTTGTAGCAGAAGGACAAGCAATACCAACACCCTCTTCTAATCAACAAGAGGTTGAATATATTATTAACCCAACAGAATCCGTAGTAATACCTGAAGGATCCCTAACCCCTAGTCCTTGGAATTTAAGTGCTCCTAGTACGGGATCTGCTTACTATGATCCAAACTCTTGGGGAGCCTTTGGTAAAGATTTACAAAATGAACAAATTGTATCATTAAAACATACTTTTGTTACCTCATTTGTAAGTGAAACAAGAAGAACGGGACAAGAACTCCAATTCCAACTTAAAATGTTTGATGATATTAATCCAAATGAAGATCAACCTTTTAATTTAGAAGATATTACTTGTAGAGTATATACTATAGATGGATCTTCAACAGACATAGGAAGTGTTTTAGACTTTGGTTGGTTTGGTATGTCTAATATTGAAGATTATAGAACAGAAATAATAAGAACTAATGCTGGTTTTAATGTTAATATACCAAGATGGGTACGTTCGAGAGTCCCAATTAGGGGAGATGGTATTAATTGTGTAGTTGATTGGGAAATGTATGAAACTCTATACGATTATGGTTTAATGAGAGAAAGAGCACCTAGAAGTAATGGAGGAGTAATAGCTTTAGCATGGACAATTACAGCAAACTCAGGTAAATATACTATTAAATCTGGATCTAAAATAAAATGGAGACTTAAAGGATTTTATAAACAAGCTAGGGGTGGATTCACACAAGGTTTCTTTTTCCCATCATCATATACACCTACAGATAGTAATCCTTATACATCAGCAACAATAAAAGGTCAAGGAGCATATGATCATTTATTAGATGAAGCAAATACAGCACAAGCACCATTTTGGACATTACCAACTGTTAATAATGATAATAATTTTTCAACATATAGTGATAGTGAGTTAAAACAAGTTTTAATAATGTCTTCATCAAACCTTAACGAGGCTTATGGTACAGACTTTAAACAAGGTGATACACCTTATATACCTGGAGCTTCACCATATTTCCCTGGTGGGATGGAACCAGAAGGTACAGCTTTTGATAGAATAGAAAATACCATTCTTTTAAAAGAAGGAGATGAAATTAGATTTGCAAATAATGAAAACTTTACATATACAATTACACAAGTTTCTGCACCTGCTGAGAATCTTATGACAAATGGAGGTGTAACTAAGGGTAGATTAAGAATAGTATTAGATAGAGAGGTAAATCAAGAATTAAATTTTGATTTCTTTTATATAAGAAGACCAATTACAGTTGCAAATACTTTATATTTAGAACGTCAATTTCCTTATGCAGCATTAGCAAGTGCAAGTTTAAGTCAATCTATTACAGAATTTGTAGGAATAGAAAATAAACCTAATGTATCAAATGAAGGAAATATAGGACTTGTATATGGGGATAACGGAGAAGGTGTAATTACAGGTTCTTATACTTCTTCATTTAGTAGCTTGGAGACCGCAACTACTCCTGGTATATTATTCCCTGATTACCCTACAGATTATTTAATAGAAAGTGCTTCTATTATAGTAAATGACTTAATCACTAGAAGAATAATAGAATCTTAATAAGAATATATATTTATAACATATAACAACAAACACAAATGGGATATTTAAATAATTCAGTAGTAACAATTGATGCTATCTTAACAACAAAAGGTAGAGAATTATTAGCTGCTAACGATGGTTCGTTTAGAATCACACAATTTGCTTTAGCAGATGATGAAATTGATTATACACTTTATAATCCAAGACACGTTTCAGGTTCAGCCTTTTATGGAGAAGCCATAGATGGAATGCCTTTATTAGAAGCATTTCCTGATGAATCACAGATAATGAAGTACAAACTAGCAACTTTACCTAGAGGTACAGCTAAATTACCTGTATTAAATATTGGGTATGATGCTGTAACACTTCAACAAGGTGCTACATTAGCAATTACACCACAAACCCTAAATTATTTAGGTAATGATCAAGTATTTGAAACATCAGGGTATAGTGTAACTATAGCAGATGTTAGATTATTAAATACTTTTGAAGCAACTGGTATTAACACTGCAGCAGCTTCAACAGCAAATATTAATTCAACAACAACCTTAGGAACTAATGTTTCTTCAACTATAACAGGTACACAGGTTACATTAAGAGCAACTACAGTAAATACATTGTTTGGTGCTAATAATACTTTATTAAGTACTTTAACATTTACAGGTTTAGATAGTGGTGCAAGAATTACTATTCCAATTACTATTACTCAATCAACAACATAATATATAAAACATGGGATTTAAAAGATTAGAAGCAGATGATTTTGTAGTAAGTGCACAGGCACAAACTGCAACTTGCTGGACAAATAATTCACCAACATTAACACAGTTTTTTACTCAATCGAACCAAGTTAATGGTACTTCAGGAAAATACTATACAACCATATTTAGCCTAAACCCAACTGAACCAGAATCAAGAGCACAATTTGAGATAGCTTATGGTAATGAATCGGGAGGAGGAGCTCTTGCGTATAATGAAGTAGCAGCACCTGGTGTTTCAACTGCATCTACAATTTATGGTCAATATAGAACTTTAGTTTTAGAAGATGAAAATTCTTCATTTGTATTTGGTGGTGTTACAGGTAGCTCAATTTATGCCTTAAGTATAGAAAGATCAGCTTATAAACAATCATTATTCCCTGGTTCTTTAAATTTAACATTAAAAAATGGTGCTAATGGTTTACCAATAACTTTAACAGATAATTCTAATATGGTTAATGTTCCGACTTATTATGGATCAATGAGAGCATATGAGGTAATTAGTGGATCAGATGGTTATGCAGCACTTGAAACTGAAAATAGAACCACAGCTGATGGTTATACTTTAACTTCAGGTTCATATGGTTTATTTTTACCAGATATCGGAACTATATTGTTAAATGGAGATGCCTTAGATCAAGCCCCAGCTGATGGAGGAATTAACTTAGGTACTATACAAACACCAAATACTAATGGTGATAATGTAAATACACTATTACTACCAGCACTTCAATTTGGTGCAGACTTTTCGTTAAATTCAGAAGAAACAATAACATCAGATTTTGTATTTGTTAGAGCAAGAAATAGTGAATTTAACTATTCAGAAAATCCATCATATATCTCAGGATCAACTGGAGAAGTTATTTATGATTATTTTATCAACAACCCACAAACATATATGACATCGATTGGGTTATATAATGATTCAAATGAATTATTAGCAGTAGCTAAATTATCAAAACCTTTAAATAAAGATTTTACAAAAGAAGCTTTAGTAAGGGTTAAATTAGACTTTTAAGAATGGATGGGGGCGTACAAAACATTAAACTCACAAGATATAATAATATCACCTTTAGAGCTAACTAAAGGATTTTCATTTACTGGAAATGCTTTAACTGCTTCTGATGTGGGGGTTGATCGTTTTTTAGGAGCAAAATTTCAAACTTCTAGTGCTACAGGATATATAACAGAATATTCACAGTCTTCTGTATATTATTCTGCTCAACAGTTATATTATTCAAATTATATCTCAAGTAGTAATGGTGAAGTACAAATAGCAAATGTACAAAAAACCAACCCAGACGGAACTACACAAGGAAGAATAGATTCAAACGCATTTGATAATTTTGAACAAACAGATCTAAACCCAGAAAAATACTGGCCCACTAGTTCTTATTCAGCACAAATATTAACAAGTTCTTTATATGGGGAAGCCATATACGGAGAAGATGTTTATGGTGCACCTGCAACATTCGACCCAACTATAGGAGTAGTATCAATACCTAAATCTTTATTTGGGGATTATATTGTACCTAGTTCTATTAATATTACTACACCAAGTGGAAGTTATTATGATGATGGTGAAGGTAGACTGATAAGAACAAATGAAAACGATACTACAACCGTAGTAGGTAATATTATTTACGGTCAAGGTATGATTGTTTTTACAGGAGGAAGTAGAAAAGAAGGAATTGGAGAATTAGGATATTGGGGTAGTGCAGAATATGGAGATGGAATATATGGTGGAAGAACAATAGGGAATAACGATGTTGAAAATCTTATAAATACTGTTGATATAACCGTATCTTTTTCATCCTCTTTTACTATTTATGAGACGCAATATAAATGTACTATAGCAGAAAATGATTTTAATTATTCTCAAAACCCTTCTACTATATCAGGTTCTAGCAATGACGGTACTGTTTATTCATATATCACGGGATCATATTTTTCCCCATATGTTACAACAGTAGGCTTATACAATAACAATAATGAATTAGTAGCAATTGGGAAAATGGCACAACCTCTTCCCACATCAAGAACTACTGATACAACAATTTTAGTAAACATTGATAGACAATAACCCTTTATATATTTATAATAAAATAAAAACCATAATACCATGGCAGCAGAACCAACATCCTTAAGTCCCTCAGGAATAGTAACGGGACAAACAGTAGAGGCAGCACAAGTAAAACAAATTGTTGATGCTTTCACAGATAGTAGATTTACAAAATTTAATCTTTCAGGATCAGTAGAAATATCAGGATCTTTTAAAACCACAGGCTCTGTAGCTTTAAAGGGAGTAGAAGAAAATGCAGCTACAGGAGCTGAACTAAATTACCCAATGACCTTAATTGGTCCTGATGGAGAGCTTTTTAAAGGTGCACCCGCTGGAGGATCACAAGGTGCTCAAGGTATTCAAGGTATAACAGGTACTCAGGGTATTCAAGGAACAAACGGTAGCCAAGGTATTCAAGGTATTCAAGGTACCCAAGGTATAACGGGTGGATTAGGTTCACAAGGTATACAGGGAACAACGGGTACACAAGGTATTCAAGGTATTACAGGTACTCAAGGTATAACAGGTGTAGGAACACAAGGTATTCAAGGTATAACAGGTGCTCAAGGTATAACAGGAGGTGATGGTAATGATGGGGCACAAGGTACTCAAGGTACGGATGGTACTAATGGAACACAAGGTATCCAAGGTACTACAGGAACACAAGGAATAACCGGTATACAAGGTACTCAAGGTACTGATGGAACAGGTGCAGATGGTTCTCAAGGTATTCAAGGTATAACAGGTGCACAAGGTATCCAAGGTATAACGGGTATTCAAGGAACAGATGGTTTATTAGGTTCGCAGGGTATTCAAGGTATTCAGGGTATTCAAGGTATAACAGGAGGTGATGGTAATGATGGAGCACAAGGTGCCCAAGGTGTACAAGGTATACAAGGTATAACTGGTCAAGATTCAACTGTAGTAGGACCTCAAGGTGCTCAAGGCGTACAAGGTATACAAGGTATAACAGGTGCAGGATCACAAGGTATAACTGGAGCACAGGGTATAACTGGAACACAAGGAATACAAGGTATACAAGGTATACAAGGTATAACCGGTCAAGATTCAACTGTAGTAGGACCTCAAGGTGCTCAAGGCGTACAAGGTATACAAGGTGTACAAGGTATAACAGGTGCACAAGGTATACAAGGAATAACAGGAGCACAGGGTATAACAGGAACACAAGGTATAACTGGAACACAAGGTATTCAAGGTATAACAGGTGCGGGATCACAAGGTATAACAGGTGCACAAGGTATTCAGGGTATACAAGGAACAGAAGGTTCAGGTGGTGGATCAGGAAATGTATATAACACACAATATAGATATTTAGTTGATTCTTCAGGTACAGATTATAAAATATATGCAACAGCAACTACAAACTTATTTACAGTAGCATGGGCTAGAACATCAACTAGTATGGTTGTTACTTTTAACTCTCATGGATTAAGTGTTGGAGATAAAGTAGTACTTAGAGCAGCTAATGTAGATTACCAAGTAGCCGATATTACAGCAGCAACAACAAATACATTTACCTTTACTTGTGCCGATACAGGTGGAACTTCAGGTAGTGAAGCTGTTTACGGAACTTTATTTGGTACAACAGTTACCCAATCTGGAGGGAATATTACAGCTTTATCAATTTTAGCTCCAGGAGGATTAAATGGTTCATCCCAATTAAGTAATTTATCAATATATTCTAGTAACCAAGAAGATGATTATTCTATAACAGTACCTGCAGGACTAAATGAAGGAGTAGGTGGGTATAGTGATAAAACAAGTATAAATCTAATTACAGTAGAAGGTAAAAACTTTGATGGTACTGGAAATTCTGGTAATATAACTATTGATACTTCTTTCAATTTAGGTTCTAATTTTAACATCATCGGGTTATCAGGTGTTGGTAATTTTAGTGAAGTAATGACGACAATAAGATTTTAATAGATTAATATTTAAAAAAAATATAGTATAAATGGCTACACCTATAATAAATTTTGCATCCTTAGGATATGATGGTTCAAATGATTTTATTTCATTTGAAAAAAATCCTAATGATATTAGGATTACTGGAGATTTTGTTTCAGGACAACCTACAATACAGAATTGTGTTGTTACTCTAGGCCCCTTAGAATTTTCTGACTTAATGGTTGGAATGGTTATAGTAGCAAGTGGTAAACTTTCTGGTGATGCTATTATTACGGATATATCAGGAGATACTATAACAGTTAATCAAAATGCTATTGCTAATGGTACAAGTTCACTTGCAAGAATTAGACCACCTAAAGGACAATATTTATTTATTTCCGCTTCTTTTACAAAAATAGGAGATGGATATCCTACTGATGCAAGAGCAATTACAGGTTCAGAAGATACGGATTATGATTCAAATTTACCAGCATGGGGTATAGCTGCTCCTTTAGCTTATACAGGTAGTGTTTCATCTACAATTAAAGGTTTGTATGGTCAGTACAAAATTACAAAAATAGTAAGTAGAAATTCTTCACAAAATATTAATTTCTTTGCTTCCGCAAGCGATACTTTACCTTCATTTATAGAAGATGAAGGAACACAAATTTCAGCAGGGGGAAGTGATTTACTTGTATCCGAAATTCAAAATGACCTTATAACCATAGCTGGTTTCCAAGATATTGATGGTGGTCAAGGATTAGGTTTAGCAGGTTATCAAACAGCAGTAGGATCAATATTCGCAACATTAATATCAGCTTCAGCAGTTTTCCCATTTACAGGATCAGCTCAAATAACTGGTAGTTTAAGTGTAACAGGTAGTAGTATTGTATCCTTAGGTGATAGTAAAAATTTCCTAATTAACAGTGAATTAGCACCCACACAAAGTTTATTTAAAATAAGTGATGAGGGTATAGCTACATTTAGAGTTCAACCTGATGGTTCAACACCAACAGCAGTTGAAGGTGGGTTGTATTTTACTACATCATCTGCTTATATAGGATTTAAAGATTAAACATAAAAATTTTAAATAAAAAAATAGGTTATCGTATGTATAAATGTAACATTAATTAACACAAAAAAAACAAACAATTAAATGGCAACATGGAAAAAAGTAATTGTATCCGGATCATCAGCTGACTTATCAGCATTATCTTTAGATACAGCCTTACCCGTAGCCTCGGGTGGTACAGGTGCACAATCTCTTACAGATGGTGGTGTACTTTTAGGTAGTGGAACTGGCGCAATTACTGCACTAGGTCAAGCTACAAACGGTCAATTATTAATTGGTAGTACTGGTGCAGATCCTGTATTAGCAACATTAACTGGTGGTGCAAATATCTCTGTAACAAATACAGCAGGTGGTATTAGTATTGCAGCCTCAGGATTAGGCTCAGGTACAGTACAATCTGTATCAGCAACTGGTAATGAAAATGGAATAACATTAACTTCAGATGGAGACAGTGTTAACCCAACTATTACATTAGGTGGTTCACTTGCAAACGTTACAAATTCACAATTATCAAACAGTGCAGTAACATTAGGTAATACATCAGTATCGTTAGGTGCAACAGCTGGAACAGTTGATGGTTTAGTATTAACTGATGTGGAAGCAACTGGTTCATTCAGTGGTTCATTTGTTGGAACAACAAACCTACCAGATTTAACATCAGGTAATGGTTTAACAGGTGGTCCTTACGATGGAGCAGCAGCAGCAACATTTGCAGTACAAGCAGATGGTTCTACATTAACAGTAGGAGCAGGTGGTGTAAAAGTAGCAGATGCTGGAATTACAGCAACTCAAATTGCATCTTCAGTAGCAGGAGCAGGTTTATCAGGTGGTGCTGGTACAGCATTAGCAGTAAACGTAGATGATTCTTCACTTGAAATAGCTACAGATACTCTAAGAGTAAAAGCACTAGGTGTTACTAACGGAATGTTAGCAAACGATGGTATTACAATTGCAGGTAATGATATTTCATTAGGAGGATCAATTACAGCAGCTACAATATTAGCTGGTACAGGAGTAGTATCAGGATCTGATGCAGTTCCTAACCCACTAACAGATGGTAATGGTATCGCAGATTTCTCTTATAATGGAGGAACAGCAGGTATACAAGTTACAGTTGAAGCAGCAGATAATACAATTGCAGTAGGTGCAAGTGGTATTAATGTAGTTGAAGCTAACTTATCAGGAATTCCAAATACTGCCCTTACAAACGATAGTGTAACAGTAGGTACTACAGAAATAGATTTAGGTACTTCTGCTACAACATTAGTTGGATTATCAAGTGTAACTTCTACAGCATTTGTAGGTGATTTAACTGGTGATGTAACTGGTAATGCTGATACAGCTACTAAAATAGCAAGTATTACAAATAGTAATATTGTTCAGTTAGCTGCTACACAAGCATTAACAAATAAAGATTTAACAGGTGCAGGAAATACTTTCCCAACCTTTAATCAAGATACAACAGGTAACGCCGCTACTGCAACAGAAGCAGCAGGTGTTGCTGCAAACTCAGTTGCTTTAGGAACAGATACAACAGGTAACTATGTTGCTACACTTGGATCTGGAACTGGTGTAACAATTGGATCTAATACAGGTGAAGGTTCATCTCCAACAATTGCAGTAAATTATGGTTCAACTGCTAACACGGCAGTACAAGGTAACGCAACTGCAACATTTGCAGGTACAACAAACGAAGTTACAGTATCAGATACTTCCGCTCAAGCAATTGGTGGAAATATTGCTTTAACTATTGGTTTACCAGATGATGTAACAATTGGACAGGATTTAACTATAACAAGAGATGTTCAAATTGGAAGAAATGCAGTAGTATCAGGTAACTTAACAGTTGCAGGTACAGCAAGTTTCCAAAACACACAAAACTTAGACGTAGCTGATAGATTTATTAGAATGGCATCAGGTTCAACAGCAGTTGGAGATGGTGGTATTGTAGTACAACAAGATGGTCCTACAAATGGTGAAGCATTTGCTTATGATGCAGCAACTACAAGATGGAGTATGACAGGATCATTTGATCCAAGTACAGAAGCTTATACACCAGATGCATTTATGGCAGCTGTAGTAGAAGGTGGAACAGGAGTAAATGTTCCTTCAGGAGTAGTAGCTAAATACCAGAAAAAAGGTAATATATTTGTAGCAGATAATGAAGACATTTACATTTATTCATAAGAATAAGTAAATGGGTTTCAAAGCAGGTAATACAAGAATAGGAGAGGCAGACCCATTATCGGGTCTGCCAATTCTTACTAGAAAAGAGATATTATTTATGTTAAATATAATCCGGAAATCAACCTTTACAGGGGAAGAAATGGAAGAAATTTATAGTTTAACTTTAAAACTACAAAAAATGTATCTTGATTTAGAAAAATTTAAAAATAAATAGTTATGGATATATACACATTAGAAGACTTATCATTAAGAGAAATAAAAGCTTTATTAGTAGGAATTAAAGAAATTAGTATTAAGGGAGTAGACGCTATGTTTATTGGAACTTTACAAATTAAACTCCAAAATCAAATAACACAAATCGAAGAACATCTAAATTCTCAACCCATTCCTCCACCTGTAGAAGTTGATTAACCATATTCTTTTAATATTTATCATTATATATAATACAATATGGCAAATTGGAGAGAAATAATAGTAAGCGGATCAGATGCTTTACTAAATACCTTAGGGGTAGATAATGATACAAATATTAGTGGGTCTCTTTTAGTCTCCCAATCAATTCACGATACAGATGGAAACGTAGGTACTTTAGGACAAGTTTTATCCTCTACAGTATCAGGTTCACAATGGATAGATAATGCTTCAGGCGCTCAAGGTGCCCAGGGTATTCAAGGTATCACAGGTACTCAAGGAACAGACGGAACACAAGGAACAGATGGTACCCAAGGTACTCAAGGTGTAACTGGAACACAAGGTATAACAGGTGCACAAGGTATACAAGGTATAATTGGTGCACAAGGTATAACAGGTGGAAATGGTACTCAAGGTATTCAAGGTATAACCGGAGTACAGGGTACTCAAGGTATACAAGGTACAATAGGTATAGGAGAAGTAGGTGCTCAAGGTGCACAAGGTATAACAGGTGCACAAGGTATTCAAGGTATTCAAGGTATTCAAAGCCCACAAGGTATACAAGGAATACAAGGTGCTCAAGGTACAGCAGGTAATTTTGGAGGTGCTTCCTTTGATTATACATTTAGTACAACAGTACCTTCTCCCCCAATAGACCCAGGCACAGGAATTGTTCAATTAAATAATTCAACCCAAAATGCCGCAACAAGCTTATATTTAGATGCCACGGATGACAATGGAAACAGCATTGTTCAGTTCATGACAACTATTGATAACGCTACTTCAACAATAAAAGGACACGTTAGAATATCAGAAAAAGGTAATACTGACGATTTTATATTATATCAAATTACTATAGTAGCAGGACAAGATACAAATGCCTGGTACATTTTAACTATAGCCTCAGAAGCATCTTCTACATCAAGTCCATTTGCTAATGGAGATGACATAATAGTTTCTTTTCAAGTAACAGGTGATGCAGGTGATAAAGGAGCTCAAGGTGTTCAAGGTATTACTGGTACTCAAGGTACAGATGGTACACAAGGTATTCAAGGTATAACAGGTTCTCAAGGTACAACAGGTACACAGGGTATTACTGGTTCACAAGGTATTCAAGGTATAACTGGAACACAAGGTTCTCAAGGTGTTCAAGGGATTAAGGGAATTGATGGTACTCAAGGTACAAGTGGTTTAAAAGGACAAAAAGGAGAAGTTGGTTCTCAAGGTACAGATGGTTCTCAAGGAACAGATGGTGCACAAGGTATAACTGGTACTAAAGGAGCACAGGGTATTACAGGTACACAAGGTACGGATGGTACAGATGGTTCTCAAGGAATACAAGGTATTACAGGTGAACAAGGTTTACAAGGAATACAAGGTATAACTGGTACACAAGGTACAGATGGTACTCAGGGTACTCAAGGTACAGATGGTGCCCAAGGTACAGATGGTGCTCAAGGTATTATAGGTTCACAAGGTATTACTGGTTCTCAAGGTATAACAGGAACACAGGGTACTCAAGGTACAACAGGTGAAGATTCAACAGTCCCAGGATCACAAGGTATTCAAGGTATTCAGGGTACAACAGGTACTCAAGGTACAGATGGAGCACAAGGAACAGATGGAGCACAAGGTATAACAGGAACACAAGGTACAGACGGGACTCAAGGTATTACTGGTTCACAAGGTATTACTGGTTCTCAAGGTGTAACAGGTTCTCAAGGTGTAACAGGTACTCAAGGTACTAATGGAACACAAGGCACAACAGGTACTCAAGGTACAGATGGTGCTCAGGGTATTCAAGGTATAACAGGTTTACAAGGAACAACTGGTACTCAAGGTATAACTGGTATTCAAGGAACAGACGGAACACAAGGTACAGATGGAACGCAAGGAACAGACGGAACACAAGGTACTCAAGGTGTACAAGGTATAGAAGGTACTCAAGGTACAGATGGTGCTCAGGGTATACAAGGTACTCAAGGACCACAAGGTATAACTGGTGCTCAAGGTATAACAGGTGAACAAGGTTTACAGGGTATCCAAGGAACAGATGGTACTCAAGGAACAGATGGTACTCAAGGAACAGATGGTACTCAAGGTACTACAGGTGCTCAAGGTATAACAGGTGCTCAGGGTATTACTGGTTCACAAGGTATTACTGGTTCACAAGGTATTCAGGGTATTATTGGTACTCAAGGTACAGATGGTACTCAAGGAACTGATGGAACTCAAGGAATACAAGGTATAACAGGCGAACAAGGTTTACAGGGTGTAACAGGAACACAGGGTACAGATGGAACTCAAGGAACAGATGGAACCCAAGGTATTACAGGTACTCAAGGAACAGATGGAACACAGGGTACAACGGGTACTCAAGGTACAGACGGAGCACAAGGTATTCAAGGTATTACAGGTTTACAAGGAACAACTGGTTCACAGGGTATTCAAGGTATTACTGGTGAACAAGGTTTACAGGGTACAGATGGAACTCAAGGTACTACTGGTTCACAAGGAATACAAGGTATAACAGGAATACAAGGGACACAAGGTATTACAGGAACACAAGGAACACAAGGTATAATAGGTACTCAAGGTACAGATGGTACTCAAGGTACAACAGGTTTACAAGGTATAACTGGTATTCAAGGTACAGACGGAACACAAGGAACAGATGGAACTCAAGGTACTACAGGTACACAAGGGGTTACTGGTATTCAAGGAACAACAGGTACTCAAGGTATTACTGGTTCTCAGGGTATAACAGGAGCACAAGGTATAACAGGTGCTCAAGGTATAACAGGTGCTCAGGGTATTACTGGTACACAAGGGACACAAGGTATAACAGGTACTAAAGGTGAAGAAGGAACACAAGGTACAGATGGTGCCTTTGGTGGTGCTACTTTTGATTATACTTTTGATACATCAACAGCAGCAGCAGATCCTGGAACTGGTAAAATAAGATTAAATAATACTACACAAAACGCTTCTACTGTTGGGTATGTAGATATTACGGACGATAATGGTACTTCAATTCAATCATTCCTCTTATCTATAGACGCTGTAACATCAGCAATAAAGGGATATATTAGAATAGCAAATAGAACAGACGCTACACAATTTATACTATTTGCAATATCAGATTTAACAGATAATACTGGGTGGTGGTCATTGGATCTAGATGAACAATCATCATCAACTACAAACCCATTTACAAACAATGAAGATATAATTATATCATTTACAACTGTAGGTAATAGAGGAGATAAAGGACAAAAAGGTGAAGTAGGTATTCAAGGTATACAGGGTATTACAGGTATACAAGGAACAGATGGAACACAAGGTATTCAAGGTATAACCGGTTCTCAAGGTATAACAGGAACACAAGGTATTCAAGGTATAACAGGTTCACAAGGTATCCAAGGTATAACAGGTTCACAAGGTATAACAGGTGAACAAGGTTTACAGGGTATAACAGGCGAACAAGGTTTACAGGGTATCACAGGTACTCAAGGTATTCAAGGTATAACAGGTTCACAAGGAACAACTGGTACTCAAGGTATAACTGGTATTCAAGGTACAGATGGAGCACAAGGTATAACAGGAACACAAGGTACTACAGGTACTCAGGGTATAACAGGAACACAGGGTACAGATGGAACGCAAGGAACAACGGGTACTCAAGGAACAACTGGTACTCAAGGTATAACTGGTATTCAAGGTACAGATGGAGCACAAGGAACAGATGGAACTCAAGGTACTACGGGTACTCAAGGTATAACAGGAACACAAGGTATTCAGGGTATTACAGGTTCACAAGGAACAACTGGTACTCAAGGAACAGATGGAACACAAGGAACAGATGGAACACAGGGTACTCAAGGAACAGATGGTGCTCAGGGTATTACTGGTTCACAGGGTATTACTGGTTCACAGGGTATAACAGGTATACAAGGAACTCAAGGTATAACAGGAACACAAGGAACAGATGGAACTCAAGGTACTACAGGTACTCAAGGTATAACTGGTTCACAAGGTATTACTGGTGCACAAGGAACTCAAGGTATAACAGGTACTCAAGGTACAGATGGTACACAAGGAACTCAAGGTATAACAGGAACACAAGGTACTCAGGGTATTCAGGGTATAACAGGAATACAAGGAACACAAGGTACAGATGGAACACAAGGAACAACTGGTACTCAAGGAATACAAGGTATTACAGGTACCCAAGGTACTCAAGGTATAACAGGTTCACAGGGTATTACAGGAACACAAGGTACAGATGGTGCTCAGGGGATTACTGGTTCTCAGGGTATAACAGGAACACAAGGTACTCAAGGTACCCAAGGTATTACAGGTACTCAAGGTACAGATGGTACCCAAGGAACAGATGGAACACAAGGAACCCAAGGAACAGACGGAACACAAGGAACAACTGGTACTCAAGGTATTACAGGAACACAAGGGACAACAGGTACTCAGGGTATTACAGGTAGTCAAGGTATTACAGGTACTCAAGGAACAGATGGAACACAGGGTATTACAGGTACACAAGGTACGGATGGTACTCAAGGTATAACTGGTATTCAAGGTACAGATGGTTCTCAGGGTATTACAGGATCACAAGGTATAACGGGTTCACAGGGTATTACTGGTACACAAGGAACTCAAGGTACCCAAGGTATTACAGGTACTCAAGGTATAACGGGAACACAAGGGACACAAGGTATAACAGGAACACAAGGTACTCAGGGTATTACAGGAGCACAAGGTATAACTGGTTCACAAGGAACTCAAGGTATTACTGGTACACAAGGAACACAAGGTATAACTGGTTCACAGGGTATAACAGGAACTCAAGGTACTCAAGGTACCCAAGGTTTAACAGGTAGTAAGGGTTCTCAAGGTATAACTGGTTCACAGGGTATTACTGGTACACAAGGAACACAAGGTATTCAAGGTATACAAGGTACTACAGGTGTAGGAGAAGTTGGTGATAAAGGTGCCCAAGGTATTACAGGTACTCAAGGTATTACAGGTACAAAAGGTGCTCAAGGTATTACAGGTACAAAAGGTGCTCAAGGAACTAATCCAACAGCACCTGGAAATAATAATGAAGTATTAACATCAGATGGTTCTGGTGGACTTGTTGCTGAAGGAAATTTAACATTTAGTACTAGTAACCTTAGTATAAAAGGTGCGAATGGAACTGATGGTGAATTAAATATTTATAGAGATGGTGGTAATGGTGTTGAGATAAAAGGTAATGGTGCTGATAATACAGATTTTGCATTTCAAGGGGATACTGGAACAAATTTTGGTAAATTCAAATTTATATCCAAAACTCCAGGTGGTACAGAAACAGACATAATAAAATACGATGCTACTGATATTACCCTGCATAAAAATGTTGTAATGCAACAAGATTTACAAATGTCTGATGGTAAAATAACTATTGACCAACAAACATTAAGTAATGCAACATCTACTATTACATTTAATTCATCATTAGGTTCAAATGCTAAAGTTACTTTAAATGGTAATAAAACATTAGCAATGTCAGGTTGGGTAACAGGTGATACAGGTGTACTTTTAGTTAAACAAGGATCAGGTACAACCTATACTGTAACACTTCCAGGTGGATCCGTTATTATAGGGGGTAGTACTTATACTACAACAACAGCAAGTGGTGGTACTGATGTATTAGGTGTTTATTATGATGGTACTAGTTACTACTGGTCAATTCCAGGAGGTGGAACAGGAGCTCAAGGTGTTCAAGGTATTACAGGTGCAAAAGGTGCTCAAGGTATTACAGGTACAAAAGGTGCTCAAGGTATTACAGGTATAGGTGCCCCCGGTACTAAAGGTGCTCAAGGTATTACAGGTCAAAATGCAGGTATAACAACATATACTAATGCTGGTACTAACAGATTAATAAGAGGAGGAAATACATCTGCCACTATAGATGGAGTGTCTGATTTAACTTTTACAGGTAATCTTTTAGCAGTTAAAAATTCTTTAGATGTTGGCTCTTCTTTTACAGGTACTAATTCTACAGATGGTTTAATTAGAGCTAAAAATGATGTAATAGCATATTCTACATCAGATAAAAGACTAAAAGAAAATATAAGACCTATCCCATGGGCTGTAGATAAAGTAAAACAAATAAATGGTGTGTATTTTGATTGGACCCCACTAACCAAAGAAGAAAAAATTCATATTCATGGTAATGAAGGAGCAGATATAGGAGTTATAGCACAAGAAATTGAAGCTATATTACCCGAATTAGTTACTACAAGAGATAATGGGTATAAAGCTGTTAAATATGATAAAATGGTTGCTTTATTAATTGAAGCTATTAAAGAACAGCAAGGTGAAATAGAAGAACTGAGAAGAAAAATAAAATGAGTAATATAAACTTTTTTAGAGTACTACAATCCAGTGGTATTGGTGGAACTCCATCAAATCCAACACGAGATGATTATGTTGACCTTAGTCCACCTTTTACAATAGTATCAGCTGGTACTTTTAAACCTGATGGTACTCGATTTTATGGTATGTGTACTGCAGGTACACCATCTGATAGTTTATTTGAATGGAAAGTCCCTACAGCATGGGATGTTAGTAGTATTGTTGAAACAGATTATACTTCATCAACAGACACAGATTGGGACTCTATATACCCCTGTGGCATTTCTTTTAAACCTGATGGTCTTAGTTGTTATGTTTTAGTTGAAGGAAATTTAAATGCTAATAAAATTTACCAACATACTTTAACTACTGCATGGAATATAGATACAAGAATATCATCTTCTTCATTTGGGTTAGTGGGAAATACCACCTCCGCAACATGTATAAATTTAAATTTTAATAGTAGTGGTACTAAAGCCTATATTATAGAAGACGTAAATGAAAAAATAATAGAATGTGACCTGTCTACTGCTTGGGAAATATCTACCTTATCTTATGGTCAAGCATTAGATGTTAGTTCTGAAATCCAACTTCCAAGATCACTTACTTTTACTGATAGTGGTACTAAAATGTATGTTATGGGTAGTGACCTCAATAGTCCAATTATCTATTGGAAATATCTATACACTTTATCAACAGCTTATGATATTTCTACTGCATCTGCTACTAGTTATGAAGTAATACCAAATACTGGTTCACCTGTAGCAATCCAATATAAAACCGATCTAACTAAATTTTATTTATTACGACAAACCACTGAGTATTTAGAACAATATACAGTTTAAAAACATATTTTGTCTTATTGACTATTTCTTCTTACATTCATATGTATAACCATATTATAGGCCATAACGGAAGTGGACTCATTTGAGTAACCAACCATAATAAAAAAGATTAACATGCCAAACTGGAAGAAACTTATAGTTAGCGGATCAGACGCAACTTTAAACACATTAAACTTATCATCTACTCCCCTTACAACTACAGTAAATGATATCTTAGTATTAGATAACAACGGGAACATATATAAGAGATCAAACCTATCACTTCAGGGAACACAAGGAACAACAGGTCAAAAAGGACAAAAAGGCGCAACAGGTGCACAAGGAATACAGGGAATAACTGGTACTCAAGGTACAACCGGTCAAAAAGGTGAAGTTGGTGTTCAAGGTATTCAAGGTATAATAGGACAAAAAGGTGCTCAAGGTGTTACAGGACAAAAAGGCGCAACAGGTGCACAAGGGATACAAGGTATAACTGGTACTCAAGGTACTACAGGTTCACAAGGTGCTAAAGGCGCAACAGGTGCACAAGGGATACAAGGTATAACTGGTTCTCAAGGTGCTAAAGGTGCTACTGGTTTACAGGGTACAACAGGACAAAAAGGACAAAAAGGTGAAGATGGTGCTCAAGGTATAACAGGTGAAACAGGTCAAAAAGGACAAAAAGGTGAAATTGGTGTTCAAGGTAATACAGGTACACAAGGTATAACAGGTGAACAAGGTTTACAAGGTATTCAAGGTATAACCGGTACTCAAGGTACAACCGGTACTCAAGGTACAACCGGTACTCAAGGTACTACAGGTTCACAAGGTGCTAAAGGCGCAACAGGTGCCCAAGGAATACAAGGTATCACAGGTACTCAAGGTACTACAGGTACACAAGGTATAACAGGTGATACAGGAGAACAAGGTGCTAAGGGTGATACAGGCCAAAAAGGAGCAACAGGTGCTCAAGGTATAACTGGTTCACAAGGTGCTAAAGGTGCAACAGGTGCACAAGGTATTCAAGGTATAACTGGTTCTCAAGGTACTACAGGCCAAAAAGGTGAAATTGGTGTTCAAGGTACTACAGGTACTCAAGGAACAACAGGACAAAAAGGTGAAGTTGGTGCTCAAGGTATTCAAGGTATAACAGGTGCACAAGGTGGACAAGGTGCTAAAGGTGCTACAGGCTCACAGGGTACTACAGGCCAAAAAGGAGCAACAGGTGCACAAGGAATACAAGGTATAACAGGTACCCAAGGTACAACAGGACAAAAAGGTGAAATTGGTGTTCAAGGTAATACCGGTCAAAAAGGTGTTATTGGTACTCAGGGTATAACAGGAGAACAAGGTGATAAAGGAGATACAGGTTCACAAGGTATTCAAGGTATTACAGGTCAAAAAGGTGCTACAGGTTCACAAGGTACTACAGGACAAAAAGGTGCAACAGGTGCACAAGGAATACAAGGTATAACTGGTTCTCAAGGTGCTAAAGGTGCTACAGGAGCACAGGGTATTCAAGGTACTACAGGTTCACAAGGTGCCAAAGGTGATACAGGAGCACAAGGTATAACTGGTTCTCAAGGTGCTAAAGGTGCTACGGGAGCACAAGGTATAACAGGACAAAAAGGTTCAACAGGTGCTCAAGGTATAACAGGACAAAAAGGTTCAATAGGTATTCAAGGTACTACAGGTCAAAAAGGACAAAAAGGTGAAGTTGGGGCTCAGGGTATTACGGGTACTCAAGGTACCACAGGTTCACAAGGTGCTAAAGGAGCAACTGGTACACAAGGAACAACAGGTCAAAAAGGACAAAAAGGTGAAGTTGGTGTTCAAGGTATAACAGGTACTCAAGGTACTACAGGTCAAAAAGGAGCAACAGGTCAAAAAGGTGCTCAAGGTACAACAGGACAAAAAGGACAAAAAGGTGAAGTTGGTGTTCAAGGTATAACAGGTACTCAAGGTACTACAGGTGCTAAAGGAGCAACAGGTCAAAAAGGTGCTCAAGGAACAACAGGTCAAAAAGGACAAAAAGGCGAAATAGGTGCTCAAGGAACAGATGGTTCATTTGGTGGTGCTACATTCGACTATACATTTTCAACATCAACATCAGGAACAGATCCAGGAACAGGTAAAGTACGACTAAATAGTTCTACTCAAAATGCATCAACTTTGATGTATATTGATTCTACAGATGATAATGCTAGTAATATAGACGAGTTTTTACAATCAATAGATGCTGTTACATCCGCTGTTAAAGGTCACGTTAGAGTATCAAATAGAACAGACGCTACACAATATATATTATTCAGTATATCTAATCTAACTAATAATACAGGTTGGTGGACAGTAAATGTTAATGATCAAGCATCATCTACAGCATCTCCATTTTCAAATAATGAAGATGTAATTGTATCATTTGTTGCTACAGGTGATAGAGGAGATAAGGGTTCAACAGGTAATACTGGTTCACAAGGTACAACAGGACAAAAAGGTGCTACAGGTGCTCAAGGTATAACGGGTCAAAAAGGACAAAAAGGTGAAGTTGGTACCCAAGGTACAACAGGACAAAAAGGACAAAAAGGTGAAGTAGGTACTCAAGGTACTACAGGTTCACAAGGTGCTAAAGGTGCAACAGGTGCTAAAGGAGCAACAGGTGCACAAGGTATAACTGGTTCACAAGGTGCTAAAGGTGCTACGGGGGCACAAGGTATAACTGGTTCACAAGGTGCTAAAGGAGCAACAGGACAAAAGGGTGCTACAGGTATTCAAGGAACAACAGGCCAAAAAGGTGTTATTGGTGCTCAAGGTATTCAAGGATTTACTGGTTCACAAGGTGGACAAGGTGCTAAAGGTTCTACTGGGGCACAAGGTTCTCAAGGTATTCAAGGTATCCAAGGTATAACAGGTTCACAAGGTGGACAGGGAGCTAAAGGTGCTACGGGACAAAAAGGTGCAACTGGTACACAAGGTACAACTGGTCAAAAAGGAGCAACAGGTGCACAAGGTATTCAAGGTATTCAAGGTACAACAGGTTCACAAGGTGGACAAGGTGCTAAGGGTGCTACTGGTGCTCAAGGGATTCAAGGTATAACAGGTTCACAAGGTGGACAGGGTGCTAAGGGACAAAAAGGACAAAAAGGAAATACAGGAAATACAGGTGCACAAGGAATACAAGGTATAACAGGTTCGCAAGGTGGACAAGGAGCTAAAGGTGCTACTGGTTCTCAGGGTACAACGGGTTCTCAAGGTGCTAAAGGTGCAACAGGTGCTCAAGGTATAACAGGTTCACAAGGTGGACAAGGTGCTAAAGGAGCAACAGGTACTCAAGGTACTACAGGTTCACAAGGTGCTAAAGGAGCAACAGGACAAAAGGGTGCTACAGGTGCTCAAGGTATTCAGGGTATAACAGGTTCACAGGGTGGGCAAGGTGCTAAAGGAGCAACAGGTACCCAAGGTACTACAGGTTCACAAGGTGCTAAAGGTGCTACAGGTTCACAAGGTATTCAAGGTATAACAGGTGCACAAGGTGGACAAGGTGCTAAAGGAGCAACAGGTGCTAAAGGAGCAACAGGTGCACAAGGTATAACAGGTGCACAAGGTGGCGGTGGTTCACAAGGTACTACAGGTTCTCAAGGTGCTAAAGGTGCTACAGGTTCACAAGGTATAACTGGTTCACAAGGAGCTAAAGGTGCTACGGGACAGAAAGGTGCAACAGGGGCACAAGGTATAACTGGTTCTCAAGGTGCTAAAGGTGCTACGGGGGCACAAGGTATAACAGGTTCACAAGGTGCTAAAGGACAAAAAGGACAAAAAGGTGTTAATGGAAGTAATGGTGCTAAAGGACAAAAAGGTGAGCTAGGTTCACAAGGTATTACAGGTTCACAAGGTGGTGGAGGTGCTAAAGGTGCTCAAGGTATAAGTGGTTTAAACGGACAAAAAGGTGCACCAGGTGCTAAAGGTGCTCAAGGTATAACAGGTTCACAAGGTGGAGGTGGTTCTAAAGGTGCTACAGGTGCTAAAGGTGCACCAGGTGCTAAAGGTGCTCAAGGTATTACAGGTATAGGTTCCCCAGGTACTAAAGGTGCTACAGGTGCTAAAGGTACAACAGGAAGTAATGCAGGTATAACAACATATACTAATGCTGGTACTAATAGAGTAATACTTGGAGGAAACACGTCTGCTGTTATAAATGGGGAAAGTGATTTAACTTTTACAGCAGGAACATTTAATGTAAATGGTAATATGGAGGTGGAAGATACAGGAGATCGTGGTCTTTTAGTAAATCCAACTAGTGGAACCTTCAAAATAGGAGATATAGATGAAGTAGGAGGTGGTGCTCATATTGTAGGGGATGGTGATGATATTTTTATATTACATAGTGGTAATGAAAAATTTGAATTTGGTAGTACGGGTACATTAACAGCAGATGCAGATATAATAGCATATGGATCTCCATCAGATATCAGATTAAAAGAGAACATAAAACCTATTGAGTCAGCTTTAAATAAAGCAATGAAACTTCAAGGAGTTACTTTTGATTGGAAAGAAAGTGATAGTATATTAAAAATAAAAGAAGATGTAGGATTTATAGCCCAAGATGTACAGAAGATAATCCCAGAACTTGTAAGAGAAAATGAAAACGGTATGTTATCAATGAGACATCAAGGTATACCACCTATACTTCTTGAAGCAATTAAAGAATTAAAACTAGAAATAGATTCATTAAAAAATAAAATAAAAGTCTTAGAATCAAAATAAATTTGGTATAGCCAAAAATCTTTATTATATTATAATAACATGAAATTAAACTCATGAATTTTAATGATAAATAATTTAGCCAAAATAGTTTTAGATAATGGAGGATCAATAACCCCTCTTATAATACCAAGTGAATTAACAGATGGTACTGGTCTTTGCAATGTTTCTGTTTTTATAGACGATAATGGAGATATACTAGCCAACATTAGGCATGTTCACTATACTTTATACCATGCAGAATTTAATCAAAACTTTTACTGTAAATGGGGAGTTTTATCTTACCTAAATCCTGAAGATGATATTCATTTAATAACAGGAAATTATTTATGTAAATTAAATGATAATACTTTAGAGGTAGAATCATATCAAAAAGTAGATACATCTAAAAATGATATTACCCCTATATGGGATTTTCATGGTTTAGAAGATGCTAGGGTAATGCGATGGGATGGTAAATTTTATATATGTGGTGTAAGAAGAGATGTAAAACCCAATGGTGAAGGTAGAATGGAACTTTGTGAAGTTGATTGGACAAAAGACCATGCTATAGAACTAACCAGAGATAGAGTTGATCCACCAACAAAGGATACTTATTTAGAAAAAAATTGGATGCCCGTTATGGATATGCCCTTTCATTTTGTTAGATGGTCTAATCCGGTTGAGGTAGTTAAAGTCAATTTAAAAGATAAATATAAAGAAGTAGTACTAAAAGGTATTTTAAATAAAGTATCTAGTACAACAGTTATTAATAAAGAAGAAAAATTTAATGGGCCTTTAGGTATTAGAGGTAGTTCTCAAGTTATACCCTTTGGTAATGAAGGTAATAGAATTTGTATAACCCATGAAGTAGATTTCTTCTATCACCCCGGAGGACATAAAGATGCTCATTATTACCATAGATTTTTAATTTGGGATAAAGATTGGAATTTAAAATCAATATCTAAGCAATTTAAATTTATGGATGCGATGATAGAGTTTAATACTGGGTTAGCAATTAAAAATGGTAACTTTATTATAACATATGGGTTTCAGGATAATGCTGCATACGCTTTAAAAATGCCAGTAAGTTTATTAGATAAATTAGAATGGGAAGAATGAAAGAACTACAAAAACAACTACATAACTATATTCAAACACCTCAAGACGCTTATATAAATGCTAAATTAGGGGAAGAATATGAAAAAATAGGACAAGGAGCAGCAGCACATTCTTATTTTTTAAGAGCAGCTGAACTATTACACGATAGTGATCCTAGAATGGCTTATAATTGTTTTCTAAAAACGTGGAAGCAATTAAATATAACTACAAGAAGACCTGATTTTGAACAAGGACAACTTCAAGCTGCTATTGCCTATGCACCTAATAGACCAGAAGCTTATTATCACTTAAGTGTATGGCATAGTAATAAAAAAGAGTGGATGTTATCTTATATGTATGCTTGCTTAGGTAAGGATAATAGTAAAGAAAATATTCCATTAACTTACGATATAGGATACCCAGGTGATTTTGTATTTGATTTTCAAAAAGCATTTACAGGATGGTATATAGGAAAAAGAGATCAATCGAAATCTTTGTTTTTAGAATTAGGGGAATTAAAGGACATACCACAAAATTTTAAAGAAATAATCTCTGAAAATATTAGGGATTTTGGTTTACAATATTTATAATAAAAATATATAATTATGGCATTACCATCATCAGGACAAATAAGCGGGAGTCAAATAGCAAATGAACTTGGTGTTGCCGCCACTAATATATCACTAGGGGGTATGGCCGATACTGCAAGTTTTTTACCACCAGATCAATATAGTGACTTTTATGGGTATTTTAATGGAACTTCTTATCAAGGAAGCGCACAACAATCAGGAACAAAAAAGATATGTAACCAAAGTTTAAATGTAACATATTACCATGATGGGTCTGCAGCATTTCCAACTACTAATGATACTATTTATACTAACAGTGGGGGAACTACTACTGTTGGGGCTGGGTACATTAAATCAAATTCATTAAGTTATGTTCTTACCAACTCTTCAGGAGTTGTTACTAATGTTTACCCTTGTGTAATATAACATATATGAATTGGATATACAAACAACATGAAATAAATGATATCACTCAATTTCCAGATAAGACCTTTGGTTTTGTCTATATAACAACACATAAACCCACAGGTAAATCTTATATTGGAAAGAAAGTATTATTTCATAATCAAAAGAAAAAACTAGGTAAGAAAGAACTTGCTGCTCTAACTGGGGTAGTTGGTAGACGACCTTCATATAAATTAATAGTTAAAGAATCAGATTGGCTTAAATATTATGGTTCCCAAAAAGATATTAAACAATTACTATTAGAAGGTAAAAAAGATGAGTTTGAGCGTACTATATTAAAGATGTGCTTTACTAAAAAATCCTTAACTTATTTTGAAATTAAATATCAAATGTTATATCAAGTACTAGAAAAACCTGATGATTTTTTCAACGATAATATTCTAGGTAAATTTTTTACAAAGGATTTAGCTGAAGAAATATTTGAAGATGTTGTGGTTGAGCGAAAATAGATTCGTATATTACGGACTATGGTCAATCATACATTAGTAACATTAGTTAATTCCGTATTAGGCACAGGTAAAAAAACTGCTCGAGGTAACATGGCATATAAATGCCCCCACTGTAACCACCATAAACCTAAATTAGAAATTAATTTTACTGAAAATAAAGAAGGTCATAACCCTTGGCATTGTTGGGTATGTGGTAAAAAAGGTAAATCTATTAGTTTACTATTTAGACAAGCAG